ATTATCAGAAACAAGTTTAAAAATGTTGAAAGGGGTGCATCCAAACCTGGTAAATTTTATGACAGAGCTTATAAAAATAAGTCCTTGGGATTTTAAGATTACAGCAGGGGTTAGAACAGCAGCAGAGCAAAATTTAGAATATCAAAAAGGCAGAACTGCTCCAGGATCTAAAGTAACTAAAGTAGATGGCTACAGGCTAAAATCTAACCATCAGGTTAAGTATGACGGATTAGGTTATGCTGCAGATATTGGTGTTCTAGTAAAAGAAAAAGTAAATGTATCAGTTATGGAAAATGGAAAAAAAGTAGAAAAGGTTATAGAAAAGAACGTTTATAAAGGGACTTGGAAAGATTTCCATTACTATCAAGATATCTATAATACAGCTAAAAATGCAGGATTATTAGAAAAGTACGGCATAGAATGGGGCGGAAATTGTTGGAGAACTTTTAAAGATGCTCCACACTGGCAAATTAAAGGAGCAGATAAGGTAGCTTTTAAATAATAAACAGTCTGGCCAGACAAAATTATAAATTTTAAATTTTAGGAGGTAGCAAAATATGGAAAAAAAATTATTATGGCAAATTTTAGGTTATGTTGTATCATTGGTAGTTTATTTAATTTTAAAGTGGAGATATGAAGGGAGAGAAGCCTTAAATAGAGAAGCTATTGAACAAGAAATATCTATAAAAGGTAAGGGGCTTGGAGAACTTAAGAAGAAAGCAGTTCAAGAATTCGTTTCTAAATTACCTACACATGTAAGAATATTTATAAATGAAAATACAATAGAAGCAGTAGTTCAAGAGTTACAACCTATTTTCAAAAGAATGGAAGAAGGTAAAAATGGAAAAGAGTAAACTAATACTTAAACCTTTATCTAATGGAAAAGCTGTCTTGTTAGAAGATTATGTTTATTCTATCAATGGATATGATATAACAATTTTTAAAGGTTTTGTAACGGATGGGGCATCAGTGCCTCATTCTTTACAATGGCTGTATAATCCTTATGGGAAGTATATTAATGCTGCTGTCGTACATGATTATTTATACAGTTGCTATAACAATACAGGTATTAATCGTACCTTAGCAGATAAAATATTTAGACATATTATGCAAGAAACAGGAGTAGATAACAAAACTGTAAGAAGATTCTATGCAGCTGTCAGATGTTTTGGTGAAACTTCATGGAAGAAAAAAATCTTAAATGAGGGTTATAAAGATAGGGCTATAGTAGATCATACTAAGGAGGCTAAGGAATATTATAATT